TTGAAAGTTTCTAGGTATCCCCTGTGTATTCACATTATGGAATTGTACGAGTTGTTTCAATTGTGCCTGACTTTTGATATACTCAATGATATCCATCGAATGTTTACACCTTGGACTGTATATAAGCAGTGACATTCTAATATTTATACGGTATTTAGTAAAAAAATATTAACGCACTATAGTAAAGATGAAGGTATATATGATTTTGCTTCTCATTCTCTTGGTAATTTTATTGACCAGGCGTGAACCATTCACTGAGAGTTTCGGTTTTTCAGGGTACACCAAACCTGTAGACTATATCCGTCTCAATGATCCCAGACCAAACCTAACAGGGTACAAGGAGGTTGAGGCTTCAGTGAACCATGACATGATGGGCATCTTCACCATTCAAGCGAATAACGAAATCTCCAAGCGAATAGGTACTCCCACCTATATCATAGAAACTGCTAAAATTAAGAAATATAATGGGCAAGAGAATGACATTTATGAGTGTGCATTTATGGTCATGAAAAAGGAAGGTTTCTCGTACGGCTTTTCTATCGTAGCTTCATTCGAGGTGAAAGGTGATACCACAAAACTCACATCCCTTCGTTCCCAGCCAATCGATAGTGAAGAGTTGAATGATGTAAAAGCTTTTACAGACGGGTCCCCTGGTCAAGAATTCATTAAATTTGAGTTAGTCAAGGAGGTTGCCACACCAACCATAAGTGAGTTTGAAGAGGCTAAAAATAAGTTGATGTAATTGTAATGATCAACATCAATGACATTATAAAAATTGATGAAAAGAAGAAAGTGATTAAAAAGGAAATATATACTAAAATTTATGAACAGTTTTCTTCTAAGATAAAACAGTCAGTCGAATTTGGTCACAAACAAGTATTTTTAACAGTACCTCTCTTTTTAATAGGGTACCCTGTATTCGATAGATCATCCGCGTGTCGTTATGTGGCTAGACAATTCATAAGGGGTGGATTCACTGTCCAGTTTATAAGCGAGTATGATTTATACGTTGCATGGCCTAAACCCAAAAAGGTAAAGGGTAAGAATGATGATGATGACGACGACGATTCAGGATTTCCAAATCTCATGAATCTTAAGAAGATAGCGAACAAGTACAGGGGGGGTGCGTAGGAAATAAGCTTTTTAAAAACCCTATTAATCATAAATGGACAACTTGAACGTACTCGTCGAGGCTAAGAAGGAATACCTCGGACAGTTATGTCTCATCATGTGCCCCCCTATGATTGAAGTTTTTGATGAAATGTACAAGGAATCTGTTAAGATTTCCAAGGGACGGAAGATCCTCATCATGTTCCAGAAATTACTGAAAGAAGTTCCCAACTGGTCTAATGCAATGTCTAAACAGCATACGGATAATATCGCCGATAGGTGTGCCTGGTTCAATGATCTTTTAGCCGCTGTTTTTGTAGCGTGCACCAAGATTCTCTCAGCTGTTCGTCTCAAGGCGGGTAATAAGAAAATTTCACTTAAATTACCAACGAATGAAGTCTTCATTCAATCTTGTTACAATAACATCGCCAAGGATCTGTACAAGGATCCATACATTTTCCATAATGAACAAAGTGAATATACGCGCGATGAAAGTTTAACGATGCGTTTTTGTACCGCCATTGAAACCACTGTCAAAGAGTTGATTCCTGTTCAACAAATTCTTCAAACATATATGTCCCAAGAATCTAGAGATATAGATCTTAATGGTGAGGTCGAAGATACCATAGACCCGGACGTGGTAGATGAAATGGAAGAACCTTTAGAGGAACCTATGTGTGAACCGATGGATCCTCAGGAGCTTACACCCCCCGAAGAGGGAGGACCCCCTGAAGTGGAGGAAGTATACGGACTCGCTAACGAGTTCAAGACCGTTCCAGGTGTTCATACTCAACCCGAGCTTGAGCCCGAGCATGAACCCGAACCCGAACCCGAATTTAGACCACAAGCCCAGGAGGAAGATGAAGGTGTTTTATTTGGTGACGCACCAGAGCAGCGTACAAAAAAACTTGCCTATAATTAAATGGAGTCGTTGTCAGAACATTTTCGTGACCCACTCAGTGCCGCATTGATTGCAGGTTTAATAACTGCTGGTTATATTCATCTCAAAGCTCACCTCAATAATGAAGGTAAATTAGAATTAAATAAATACACAAAACCCGCTGTCTTAAATGCGATACTCGTATTTTTCATCGTCTCTAATGGTTTAGGTAAAAAGGAGTCTATATCTACAGATCCTTTCTGAAACTTAAAGATTACAGGTTTATATTAAGAAAATGGCTTCCGTTACTGCGTTCAACGATATGATGGGTCAATTTCTTGTGGAATTGCACAAGACTCTTCCAGAGGAAAAAGGCATTAAGAAAATGTTGACGTCTTTCGACGTTTTGAAAACCGCCAACCCCCGTCTCGTTGTGGATGGTTTTATGAATGGTGTGACACCTTACGCTGGACATATCTCCTCCAAGGATGAACAGTTTATTCTAAAGGAAATTGAGAACATCGATTTTCTCAAGGATCTCGATGTAAAGTCGTATTGGTCCAAGTTATCGCATAACACAAAGGAAGCCACCTGGCAATACCTCCAGACATTATACATGCTTGGTAGTACCATCATCTCTATCCCCGCCGATACGTTAACCATGATCGAAGGGTTAGCAAAGGATTGTGCTGATAAAATTGAAACTGGGGATGGGGGGATTGACCAGGAGGCGTTGATGAAGATGATTGGTGGTATGATGGGTGGCATGGGTGATCCTGGTCAGGGTCTTCTCAAAAAATAAACCTTAACCTATATTAAATGAAAGCCTGGTTCGACGATCCTAAGCAACTCATCAGACGTGACCAAATTTCTCAATTTTGGCCGACTAGTGAGCAAACACCAGAAGATCGAATTAATGCAGCTTCCCGATTTATAATTTATATTGCTACCGTCATATTTTTAATTCGCCGTGATCCCAGAGTCTATGTTTTGGCTTTGACAGTTCTGACTGTTATTTTTGTTTTATACAAAACCAATATGGTGAAAGAGACGTCCAAATATTCAATGAAGACGACTTCTAACTGTCAAGAACCAACTCGTGATAACCCTATGGCTAACGTGCTCATGACAGATTACACTGATGCACCCAACCGTTTAGAGGCGTGTTATTACTCACACCCTAATAAGTTCGTCACACAAGACATACCTTTCGATTCAGGACGTTCTCGTTCGTCGTTACCAAAATTTCAGAAAAATGCTATAGAAAGGCAATTTGTGACTGCCCCGGTGAGTCAAATACCAGGCGATCAAACACAATTTGCTGAATGGTTATATGGACCCAAGAATGGACCGATGTGTAAGAGTGATTCCAGGTACTGCAATCCTGATGCGCGTGGTGTCCAATTAGAGGCTTTCGCCGGTCTCGGTGGAGATGGTGACATTAGAGGTCCCCGAGGTGGTGGTCGTGTGCGAGGTGGTGGCGGAACCTATAGTTAGATTAATATTCTCATGTAATAATAAATGGCGTATCAACTCCAACCCGGTCTCTCGATTGTTGAAAACGCTGGTGCCCTACCAAGTGTGAAAGCGACTGATGAGGTATTTGTTTACCCTCAGCCCAGTCAATTAAATTACGGTTCTCGACCTAACACTATGCTTTACGGAACTGCTCCATACAAAGCTGGTAAGGGCTCACCAGCTGAATACATAGAAGTCTCCGATCAACTTCGTCCCCAAGCCACTACCCGTTTCAATAAGGTTATTGTACCTACATTCGAGCGTAACCTTTTCCCTCTAACTGATATGTCATGCAAAGTTCCCCTTCGTACAAGAAGTTATGAACCTTCGAGCACCCGCGCTGAGCTCCAGAATGGTTTGTTTGACCAAAGATATATTAATAAAAATGTTAATAAGAAGTAAGAATGGCTGACCCAATTTCATTACTCGCCGTAGCCGGACTGGTCTACGCCGGGCGTTCTCTCAGTAAGAAACCTGAAAATTATACATCCATCTCCGAAAGATCTGAAAGCCCTAAGGAAACTCAGCCAGCTCAATTCCAAGATTTCAAGGAAAATGATTTTGTATCCCGAGTACCTGCCCAACAGAAGAAAGAAATTGAAAGTTTCGCAGATATCTCCAGGCAACAACGCAGTGGTGGTCAAGAAGTTTTAGATTTACGCAATCGTATGTATGACCAAGGTCGCATGAATAATCTCTCTCCCGTCGAAAAACAACTCGTCGGTCCAGGTCTCGGTGTCGGTGCTCATGTACCAGCTGTTGGTGGTTTTCAACAATCACTGCGAGTTAACCCAGTCAACGTGGGTGAATATAGACTCACTACATTACCAGGACGCAGTGGTCCTGCCCACGATGTTACAGGTGGTCGTTCGGCGAAGGTTGGTGAGTTGACACATAATAAGCCTGCCACCACTACTCACCTCCCTAGTCGATTACCTGCG